TAGTCGATGGAACAATCATTTCATACTTTGGTACATCATTTCGTAATTGTGGTAATCCCATTCATTTCACTCCTTATAATACATCAATTCCACCAAGTGGTGTATCAATGTCCATATTAATAAATCCTTGAGTATTTGATGATCTTCTCCAGTTAGTGTAAGCAAAGGTTACAGTTAGCTGAACTAAACCATCTAATTCATTATTTAATTCTATTGCACTTGTCGCTATAGGAAAGGCCTCAAGAAGGTCTACTGAATAAACAGTACCACCACCAATTCCTGCGTTAAATCTTATAGGGCCAACTTGTTTACTAATTCCAGCTAAAGGTTGTCTAAGCTGATGTATTGTCACAGTCCTTGCATATTGACTTTTATAATTACTTGTAAAAGCATTACCACCTTCTTCAGGTATTGCTGTATTACGCCAAGCATCAAAATATTCTTTTACACCATAATCATTCATTAAATAAAATGTCATACTAACATCATCAACAGCGTATCCGTAAGCAACTTTTTGAAATTCCATGCCAATACGTCTTTCACTTGTCAAAGTAATTTTTGCTGGTAAAGTTGCAGTAGAACATAGTATATTTAATTCTCTTCCAGATGCTCCACCACCACCGCCTGTTAATATACCAATAATTCCACTTAAAAGGCCTCCACCTCCACCAAAGTTTGTTGGCATAGTAACTAAAAACCTATTTGGTCTTGCAAATCCTAATTTGGTATTAGCTAAAGCTTTTAATTCATCTACTGTATTAGCCATTTGCTATCTTCCTCGAATCTGAATATACTCTTCCAGCAGAAGCTTTCTTCCAACTTGCTGTTGGTAAGAATGTTGCTATTTCCCATTCAGGTGCCGGCACTTGCGCAAATCTTGATTTAACGTGTTCTAATAAGTAATGTTTAAAACATGGTTGGAAGTATCTATATTTAGCTGCGCCTTTAAGTAATCTATATGTTAAAGTAAAACGTGTTGATTCATTATATTTTTTATTATTAACTACATCAAGTAAACTATCTAAAAACTTTGCTCTTAAAACCGGAGGGATATAATGTAAATTTAGTCCTTTAAATCCACCATCAGCTTTTTCAACTGGTATAACCAATGGAAAAGTATCATAATATGGAAGTTTGTCTTTATGTTTAGGATCATAGAAAAACATCATCATACTACCTAATAATGGACTACTTACTTTATTAATTTCATCTTCTCTCATTAATGCTTCACGATTAATTCGTGTCAGTTGTTGAACTCTTCTACGAAACCAATCACGTGATTCTTGTGTACGTGGTGTAATGCCTTTGCGAAAAGCTTCAAGTTCAAGTTTTTGAAATAAGTTACTCATAAGTCTATTTATATCGTTTTCTACGCTTTTTACGATATGATGGTAGTGGTTTATATTTCTTTAATTTGCCAGGAACAGGTTTAGTTAAAAGTTTCATTTCTTGTAAAGTTTTTTCTGTCCATACTTGAAATTCCCATCCTCTATCTTTTGCATAATTATCTGCAGCTTCCCATTTATTCATATTTTTGACATATGTTAAACCTTCTCTAATATATCTCTTAGTTCTTTTTTCACTGGTTGGTGGTTGCGTTTCTTTTTCGGGTTTAATTTCTACTAATAACGTTTTTTCTTCAAACACAATTTTAACGTCTACATAATACTTGTGATACTTTTTATCAACATCATAATAATATGGCACAATAACTTCTTCAGAACTCCAGCCTTTTACCTTTGGATTACTATCACACCATTTAAAAACTTCTCTTTCCCAAAGAGACCTATATATTATATTAGTGTGATCACCTTTATATTTGGAAACGTTTTTAGCTTTGTAAAGACCAGAATAAACCATGATAACCGTTATAAATAAAGAAATAATACTTTAATATATGTATAAGGATTTAACATGTCAGAACTCGATATCATAAATCAAAAAGCTGGTCCTTTAGGAGAAAAAGTTAAAAAAGATTTTAGCGACTTTGCTGGTGGCAATCCATTCACTAAAAGTGTTAGTAACCCAGGCGCTATGGGACTAGATGATGATATAACGGGTCAATCATTACTAGGTAAAATACCAAGTCCATTATCATCAAGCGAACCAGGTGGTAGCAAGTTAGAATATCCTATAGATGTTAGTGGTAATCCAGCATATGCTGCTACTATAAAGTTTCAAATTTTAGAATATACAACTGCTAGTCCGGGTCAATCACAAAAAAATCACATAACAACCACTACAGATAATATTCAATCTCAAGAAACAACCAAGGCAAAAGTTGAAGACGATGTTGCTATACCAGAAATTGATGGTGTTGATCCTTTAGTATCTAACTTAGGAAATTATGAAATAGATGGTGTTTCTACTGGTATAGGTAATTCATCTTTTCAACCTGATGATGCAGCAGTAACACAATCTTTTGTTAAAACAAAAGCAGATGCAAAGGCTGAATTTAATAATGTTAAAAAAAGGACTGCAAGTTCTAGCAATTTTAAATTAGGATTTTTTCCAAAACCTAATGCACCTATTATAAACATGTATTTTCCGCCATCACAAGCTTTTGTTGATGGTGTTCAATATGGTGATGCAAATTTAGGCGCTACTGGAGGCGCAGCTTTAGGAGCATTTGAAGCAGGTGGTGATGGAGTTAAAGCTGCTGTTGGTCAAATAATAGATGTTGGAGAAACTGTGCTAGATACTGTATTAGCTGGTAGAGTTAAAATATCAGCAGCTGCTGAATCTGAAGCTGCTAGATTAGGTGCATCTAGACTTATAAGTGCAATCCCTGGAATGAATTTAAATCAAGGATTAGGAGCTGCTGCAGGTATTGCTAATAGAATAATAGTTAATCCAAATGTAAGAAAATTATTTAACGGTGTAACAGTAAGAGAATTTACATTTCAATTTAAAATGATACCAACTTCACCTGAAGAAGGCGAAGTCATACAAAAAATAATTAAGATATTTAGAAAAGAAATGTATCCAAGAGCGTTTAAAGTTCCTATAGGCGGCGAATCAAATGTAAGTTTAGGATATAATTTTCCAAATGCTTTTAAGATTAAATTTAATTTTAAAGATTCTGAAAATAGAAACATACCTAAGTTGTTGCCATGTTATTTAAGAAACGTTTCACATACAATTAATCCAACCGGCGGCGGGTTTAAAAACGATGGAAAGGCTAATGAAATAGATTTAACATTAGCATTTGTTGAACACAGAGCTATTGAGCAACAGGATATAGAAAGAGGATTCTAATGCTTTATTTTAATGAATTCGAAAATTTAACATATAAGTTTGGAGATGAAGTTGATACCGTTATATTTCAAAACTTATCAACGTATGTTGATTTAATAGACGAAATTAAAAATAATATAACGTTTTTAAATGTTCATACTATTCAAGAAGGTTTTAGACCAGACCAAGTATCAATACAATTATATGGAACACCATTATATTATTGGACTTTTTATTTAATTAATGATGATATAAGAGAACAAGGTTGGCCACTTATTAGAAATGAACTTGATGGTTATATTAAAAAAATATTTCCAAATACAACATTAACAACAAGAGATTCAGATTTAGCAAACAAATTTAAAGTAGGACAAACAATTACAGGTGGAACATCAGGCAAATCTGGTAAAATTATAAAAAGAAATTTAGATCTAGGGCAAATTATAATTGAAGGTGATGTTGCATTTACTACGTCTGGTGAATTGCTTTCATCAACAAACTCTTCTGGAACATTGGAAACTTTATCTAGTGTTTCTAGTTCTAAGGAATATCAATCGGCTTCTCATTATGTCGACGGTACCGGCGCAATAGTTGATATAGATCCTACATTAGCTCCGGGAGCATTGCTTACAGAAAAGACTCACGAAGATGTTTATTTTACAGTAAATGAAAATCTTAGACAAATTAAAACAATTAAACCTAGTCAAATTGCAAACGTGGTTTCAAGCTTTAAAAGAGCTTTAAGAGGATAACATGGAATTAGATATTGCTTCTGTTGCAGAAGGATCTACCGAATATGCATTAGCAAGTGCGCTTATAACTTCAGACCGATTACAATCAGAAGTTGAAATAGCTGCAGTTGTTAAAGAATTTGTAATTTATGAACATATAGAAAAACCTTATTTAACTATGAGGTTATCTTTTATAGATCAAATTAATATAGTACAAACAGTTGACTTTCAAGGCGGAGAAAAATTATCAATAACAATAAAACAAATAGAGGAAGTTCAAACTGGAAAAGAAATAAAAAAAGATTTTGTTATTGATGAAATAGAAAAAGTAATTAAACTTGATGAAAGAAATGAAACTGTTATAATACATTGTACTGAATATCATATGTTTGAAGCTGCAGCTCAAAATGTAAATAAATCTTATACAGGTGCTCCTTCAGATATTATTACAAGTTTAATTTCTACGCATATAAATAAATCTTTAGTAGTAGATGGAAAAGATTCTACTAAAAATTTAAAAGTAATAATACCAAATTTAGATCCTATAGAAGCAGCTTTATGGATAAAAAATAGATCAGTAACTTATAATGGAATGCCTTTCTTTTTATATTCGCCTCTAGGTGTAGATAATTTAGTATTTAAAGATTTAGGAAAAATGTTATCTGAACCGGTAAATAATATTACAAGACCTTATGTATATACTAGTAGCTTAGCACAACAAACAGGTGGATCAAGATTATATAATATAATGAAGTATAAGTATGAAAATTCTGAAGAACTTATTAATCTTTTACGAAAAGGTTATGTAGGTAGTTCATATATATTTTATGATGTGCATAGAGGAATACCAGAAGAAAAACATTTTGATGTTGATAACGTATTTAAAAGTTTGTTAGTACAAAATTCTTTAGGTGGTGAAAATTCAAAATATAATTATGGACCCGAATATAAAATAAAAGGAAGAAATTTATCTACATATAATTCTAAAGTTATTAGTAAAATAACTTCTAATGGCGCTTATAGAGGTGGTTCATATAATGCAGGTTTTAGAAGCTATAGTGACGAAACTTTAGGCGGCAATCATATGAAACATGTTACTGGTAGAGCAATAAAAGGATTTTTATCTAAGACACCTTTATGTATTACTGTTAAAGGTAGAGAATTTATTACTGGTAATGATAATTACACTTTAGGAAAAACTATAAGAATTTTATTTTTAGATGCTGATCCAACTGAAGATGCAAATGCTGCTTCAAAAGATTTAAAAAAATCAGGAGATTATTTAATAATTGGTGCTAAACATTCATTTAATGGAACTAAAGTTACTAGTGAATTATTATGTGGTAAAGTTGCATCAGTAGGAAAGGACATTCAAGTATAATGGCATACGCACATATACCAGAAACTGAATATTACGGTGATCAAATTAGATGGTTTATTGGAACCGTTGTAGACGTTAATGATCCTTTAAAACTTGATAGAGTTAAAGTAAGAGTTTATGGTATTCATACGTCAAACACTGTTGATATACCAAATGAAGATTTACCATGGGCTAATGTTTTAATTCCTGTTACAGAAGGTGGTACTTCTGGAATTGGTGCTAATTCACAAATAAAAAATAGAGCTCAGGTTTTTGGAATATTTTTAGATGGAAAAGATTCACAATGTCCTTTAGTTATAGGATCTATACCTAAAGTTGAAACAAAAAGAAACGATACACAAGAAGCTCCTTCGGCAAAAAATGAATATGATGGAACGTCAGTTGTGCCTGATTCAACATTACAAGGTGTTAAGCCTGGCGTACCTTCGGTTAGTGAAGGCAATTTAGTAGGACAAAATAATGCAGAAAAAGCATATAATTTTTTCTTATCTAAAGAAGGTGGTTCATTTACGCCAGCACAAGCGGCTGGTATAATAGGTAATTTAATGGCAGAATCTGGTAAAGATTTAAACCCAACTATAGTTTCAGGATTTAAAGATGAAGGCTCTTTTGGAATAGCTCAATGGAATCCAAGTAAAGCTGCTGGATTTAGATTACAAGAGCTTAAAAGATTTTGTAAAGACTCTAATTTAAATTTTAGAACTTTATACGCACAATTAAAATTTATAATATACGAACTTGGAAAATATCCATACTTAGGTCTTGGCAAATTAAGAAAAGCTCAAACACCAGAAGAAGCTTCTAAAGTTTTTGAAAGATATTATGAAAGACCAGCACCGGGAAGTACACAAAAGAGAATTCAATTTGCACTTGAAATTGATAAAAAACTAGGAATTGGAGCTGCTTAATGGCTGATACATCATATATTAATATGAAAGCTGGCGATAGACCAAGAGGCGCTAATGAAAATAGTACCTTTAATGGTACAGTTTTAACAATAGGTCGACCAGAAGTAATAGCAAAACTAATCGATATAAGAGTTGCTAAAAGTCAGACTGATGACAAAAACGCTTTTTCAACAAATAATCTTACCTCGATATTTAACGATACGTCTCAATATACTTTTAATGGAAGCGTTATATCTTTAAGAAGTTTTCATCAAAGAATTAGAATAGTATACGAAAAACCTGCAACAACTCAAGCTGAATTTGAAGCGGCTGCCCCTGAAATCGCGGTAGCTTTTCAACAAAAAATGATTGCTGAAATAGGAGGTCCTATGAGGGCTTCTGCTTCAACTTTAAATGTCCAAGAGATTACTGGAAATGCTTCTCCTTTTAATCTTTTAGGTGAAACATTCGGTGGATTTAAAGGATTACAAAAAGGTGCAAAACCTATTGTAGGTTTTAATAAAAGAGTTAGAATAGCAAAGATGGAACCTGGGGCAGCAGATGGATCAGGTGATTCTATTTCAACACAAACATCAAATTTAACAATATTATTCAAAAAATCTAATTTATCTTCTTCCGGAAATTTAAACAAAGTAGTATTTACTCAAGGCAGCGTAAATGCTATTATGGATGAGTTGAAAGTTAGAACATCTGCAAATTCTAAAAAAATAAAAGAAGTAGCACAATCAGTTTTACCAAAAGGTCTTTCAACTCGAGTTATTGATCAAGCAAAAACTGCAATAGATGATAAAGATG